CCGTCCTGCCCTGTGTGTTTCCAACCACCTTTTCCTCTTCCAGATTCATCATGTATGTATATGAGGGCTGTGTCTCATACGTCACATCGGGTAAAAGGCCGCTTCCTGTCTGTGGAATCATTTCACATCACCCTTCCTGGATAATCCTGTCGATGACAACGTACTTCTGCCCGCCCTGGCTTTTGAGCATTATCACGCTGTCACCCTTCTTTAATCCATTAAATACCTTCATTTTCTGCTTTGCACCGCCGTCCACGCTCACGTAAACCTCATAATCCTTGACATTGCTTGTGAGTGTTATGAACTCCTTTGTCAGTGTCAGCTTTTGGTCTATCTGTATGCTTACAGGGTTGGCGGACGCCACTGTCCCATATACAATGTCGGACGGGTCGCCTGCTTTGACCGCCTCCATTGCAGTCTTTTTTATTACCTCGTTTAAATTCATAACGTCCTCCTGTCCTCCTATACGATGAACGTGCCGCCCTGGAGCTGGAGGTCCATTGTGTGCAGCCCGTTGTCGAAATTATGGGTTACGGAATCCACCACCATAAAGTTGTTGACCTCTGTATCGTCAAATTTCATCCTTACAAGCACCGAGGTGCCGGCATGTACCCTTATATCACCGAAAACACCCGATATGCTTAATTTTCTGGTCTTCTGGTTGTAATATTCCAACAGTGTGGACGCCTTCTGCTGCCCGTTCTCCCCTTCCTCCAGCTCGTCATAATATTGGAGCACGCCCCATTCGTTGATATGCGAGCTGTCCTTTGTCAGGTATATCTCCCGCTTTCCCGTGGAACTGTTGTCAAACGTCAGTTTGACCTGGTTGTATGTCTGGTCGTCTATACTGCTGGTGTACTCGAAGCTCTGCCCCGTATCCGCATCAACCAGTATGGGTATCTTCATGGTGGATATATTCTTGAGTGATATAGCGCCGAAATCGTCATACAGCACATAAAGGTTGTTGGTGTTTGTCATCGTCGTGTCAAGTGCATCCTGGATGATGTCGAACAATGTCTTGTTTGACATTACCTTTTGGGGAATTACATATCCGGTGTCCTCGATGCTTCCCATATTGAGGTTAAAGTCGTCGCATATCATCTTTATAAGCTCGCTTGCCTTCCTGCCCACATAGCTGTATGTGTCTTTGTTCTTGAAATACCTTAACTGGTCATATGCGGTTATTGATACCTCGCTGTAGTCATTCCTCTGTTTTTTGAATATGTATCCAAAAAAACAGTTCTGGCCGTCTATAATGAGCTTGACCGCATTTCCCTCATCTATGTTGAGCCTTCCGTCGTTCACCACCGAAAATGTCAGTTTCCCCGGCGTGCCCTTCCGTTCGGTTGTCCATTTGATACCGTCCTGTACCGCGGGCTGGTATACATTGTTCCCATTCTGTATGTATAATAGGGCTTCCATATGCATCTCCTTATATTGTTATGAGGGTATTGTCAGTACCTGCCCTGTATAGATTTTGTTTGGGTCTGACAATGTGCCTGTGTTGGCGTTGTATATCTTTGTATATTGTGAACCGTCACCGTAGAACTGCTTTGCTATCTTCCAAAGGCTGTCACCCTTCTGGACTGTATACGTCGTTCCCCCTGTTGGCGCATCCGCTGACTGTTCACGTTCCTCCGTCACGGTTGCCGTATTCGTTGCCGTATTCAGTTTGACCGTTTTCGTCCCATAAGTACGCCATTCCTTGAGTTTGACCGACGCCTTTGCATCCATGCCTTCCTTGGCGTCGTCGGTAATGGTCAAATCCTCCATTGTGACTGTTACGTTGGTGTTGTGCAGGTTGTTCCCTGAAGGCGTGCTCCTGCTTAGGATGAACTGGAATTTCTTCTGTTCCTCCTTGAGGTCCTGCAACAGGTCTATATAGTATTCCGCAGCATGGTACCCGTCCGTATAAACCGCAAACGGGTATCTGCTGTTTGGAAGCAACAGGTCGAATGATATATCCATCAGCCCTGCGGATTTGGTAACGTTCACCTCCCCCTCGTTGATGAGGCTTATTGTCTTGTTTTTATTGCCCGTCTTTATTGAAACCTTGGACGGTGTGACGGGGTATCTCACCCCGTCCATGTATAAATCATATGCCATATCATGCTCCTTCGGCGCTCACTGCCATCTGCTGTTCTATGGTGTTGGCAAGGTACTGCCCTATGCTGTCCAAATCCTGCATATTGTTAACCGTGTTGTTGACCCCGCCCATGTCCACCTTGATATCGCGGAATACGGTCCTGTCTATAATCTCCCTTTCGGCTATGTCTTTCATCCACTCCAGGCTGTCCTCCGATATCTCAAGTGAGTCGGCTATACTGCCCGTGTTGTCGGCTGTTATCTCCGATGTGTCTGCGATGTCGCCAAGCCCCGCATCGATGCTGTCACCAAGGTTGGCTGTAAGACTGTCAGTAAGGCTGTCGGTTATGTCGCCACCGCTTAGGAAGTTAGAAACAGAGGAAGCGATTGACGCCCCTTTGTCATACCCCGCCTGTGCCGCACTTTCGTATGATATGTAATCCATCTTTGATACATATTCAACCCAGCCCGACTCGTCCTTGACCTGCTGCTGGGCAGTTTCAAGACTGCTGTATAGATTGTCAAGCCAGCTTGTCATATCTACCTGCATTCCTGGTATCTTGTTAATCAGTGTCTCCATAGCGGATGCCATATCGGCTATATATCCAAGCACTGTAAGCGCCACGTCATAGAATATCACCTTCACAGCCGCAGCCGGATTGTTGAATGCATTTCCAATGAAATTAGCCAACGTCACAAGACCATTATATGTTGGTCTCACAAATGTATTGAGTATATATGCGGCGGTAATGGCAAATGCCGCCCCGATTATGCCCGTTGCACTTATCGACGTGCCTGCAAGCTTGTTAATTACCGCAATGACAATATAGAACACCGCTATCGCCGCTACCACTATGGCCAGTATCCATGTAAGCGGGCACGCTAACAATGCTGCGTTGAAGGCAACCTGAGCCGCCGTCATTCCTGTTGTCGCAGCCGTCTCGGCCGCCGTTGCCGTGCCATGTGCGACGGCTGATATGGCAGCCAGTGTCTTTAAACCGTTTGACACCGCCTGTATGGTGTTGTGCACCGTCAGCGCCGCCACGTATGCCGTGAGTGCGATTGTGACCGCCACTATCACGGGTTCTATTATGGACCAGTTGTCGGCTATCCAGCCCGCACCTTGGACAAGCGCTTCCACCACGACGCTTGCCACGCTCACGACCGCAGTGAACGCCCCCACAACCCCCGTGATTGCACTGGTTATTTCCTCCTGGTTGTCGTTGAACACGTTGACAAACCTCAGCACTGCTGGATAGACCTGCTGTCCGATTACCTCCTGCATGTCGCCCCAGGCGTTCTTCATCTGGATGATGCTGCCCTCTGGGGTATCGGACATTGTTTCGTACAGCCCGTCCCAGCTTTCGGCTATTACCTGGTTGATTGCGGCCGCTGCCTGCATATCTGAACTCATGTTTACATACTCTTCCCCGAGCGTTGCGGCTATTTCTTCCTCTGTCGCCGTGCCCTCTATAATCGCCTTCTGCTGTTCCGTGAACTCAAAGCCCTTCTTGGTCATTGCATCATATGAACCTGTCATTATCTTTCCGAGGTTTGTTGCATAATTAACCATTTCCTCTTTGCCGACCTCGCCACCGCCGGTCATACCCATTGTATAATCCGCCAGTGTGTCCATCATTGACTCTATTGCATCGGTGTCACTGAAATAGGTTGCAAATTCCCCCGCTGCGCCAAGCATGGCCTCGTCACCATATATTCCGTTTGCCTGTATCTCTGAAGCCTTTGCCTGAATGCTGTCAAACGCCTCGGAAAGCTGGTCGGCGGCTGATGTGTCCACGTCGCTGCTGAAGTCCAGTGAGTTCTTAAAGACAGCTAACAACTGTGTCTCGGAGTTGAGCTGTGTGTTGAATGCCTCCATGCTGTCGCTCATAAACGAGGTTATTTTGCCGATTCCGACATATGATGCCACTAGCCCCGTAAGCTTTCCTGCGAGGCCTGTTGCGTTAATGCTGCCCTTTTCTATGCTGTCATTCAGGGTGCGTTGCTCACTGTCGGCTCTTTCTAGGTTCTCCTCATATTCACGCGCCGCCGCATTCATATCGACAAGGCAGGCGTTAAGGTTCTCCACCTGTGAGGTGGAAAGCCCGCTGTCCGCAGCCCCCTGCATTTCTATAAAGGTGCCTATACAGGCGTTGATGCTTTCAGTCATTGTCCTGAATACAGGTGTTAGTTGGTCTGTGACCGACACGTTTGTGTTTATTCCCGCCATATATTACCTCCCGCCGATTGATTTTGCCTTATCCGCTTCCTTTTTGTCGTTCTCAACCTTTATGTCTATAGAGGCTATCACGAACGCCCTCTCCCTGCGGTCAAGCTCCAGGAACTGGCTTGGAAGCATGTGGAACTTGTGCAGACAATAATACGCATAGACCGCCTCCGCATCATTGTCCTCTATTAGTTTTTTGCCTCGTCCACCAGCTCCGCATCCGTCTTATTGTATCCCGATACCTCAAGGCACTTCTGGACGTATTTTGGGAACTCCCCGTCCATGTCGAGCATTTCCGTGATGAGGTTTTCAGCCCCCATCACACCGTATGAATCCTGAAGCTCTGCATCGTTGAGGTTTGGGTACACCGTGCACGCAGCCGCCATCATACGGTTGAACTTTGCATTGTCGGTTTTAATCTTGCCGCCTTTAAGCACCTCGTTGCACTGTGACCTTATGGATTCCGCCTCCCTGGTCTTGATTGCCCTTATCTCCCACTCCAGTGGTTTCCCGTCATCATCCAAAAATGACTGGGATGCCGCATACTTCACGTTTTCGGTTTTTGTCTTGTTTTCCTTTAAAAAAGCATTTAATCCGCCCATTTAATCCCCCTTCTATCTCATACCGTCTAATTCCGCATACTTCTCGGGGCTTTCAAAGTCCTCGAAGGTGCCGTTTAAATCCTGCTCGAGCACGTCACCCGCCGCATCAAATTTCTGCAGCACGCCGTCGTCAAGGTTGCAGTCCTTGTATATCTTGGTGTTCCTGCCCGCCGCGCTTGTGCTGTCCTCGTTTGTCACCTGTATGTCAAAATAGATGTCCTCTCCGGTGTTCTTATATTTTTCAAACATATCGTTGAATATCTCTGTGTTGTGGTATATCGTGAGCTTGAATGTGCCGCTCCATCCGCTGGCCTTGTTACCCTGCGAGGTCCTTCCAAGGATATCCACCGTTTTCTTCGTCTTTTTGAAGTTTGCCTCGAAGGATTTGGCCTGGAACAGCAGGTATCTTTGCCCGCTTATTGTGGCATATGCGGTTGCAAGCTTTGAGCTTACCGCATCCCTCGCCCTCATTGTCGTTGTATCATTCATTGCCTCTCACTCCCTCCTATGATACTTCTATAGTCATGTACAGTTTGCTCATGGCGCACACAGGCTTGACTGACTCGTATTCAACAATGTCACGTTTGCCCGTACCCCTTGATACGGTGATATCGCCTGAATCAAAGTCCTCGATAGCGCCAAGGTCCTGCAATTCCTTGTGCAGGTCTACGCAGGTGTTCCAGAATGATATCCTTCCATCCTCGTTGTTCTGCACCTTGCCCAGGTAATACTTGTTGAATGCTGATGCGATGTCCATCGCTATCTGGTCAATCACCCTGATTACCTGGTTTAACTGGAAATCATCATTCATATCATCCGTCACCGTCACATATGAGTTGATGTCGGACAGTATGTTGATTGAGCTGCCTACCTTATGGAATACCAATTCGCCTGCTTTGATGGCTGTCTCAAGTTGTGTCTGTGTATAGTCGGCTTTGACGGTGTATTCGCCGTCATAGGCCATGTTCTCACAGGTCTTATTGACTGCGCATCCCGCCTCCG